AGGATATGCTTTAACACCAAAATTATCTCTTAGTGCAGCAAGGTTTTCCTCAGCTGTAGCTACATCTGATACTAATTTAGCCATATCATCTAACAACTGTGGGTGCTCTCCAATAGCCACTGGTCTACTAAATGATAATTCCAATGTTGCTATTGCATGAGATTTTTGAGCTTCAAATCTATCTTCTAATGCTCTATATAAATGATCTCTTACTGGTGGGTTTGAAACCTCAACCATTTGCTGTCTCCTTTAATTTTTTATGTAATTGTGATACAAGTTTATCTTTTTTTAATCTTCTATCTAATTCAATTCCATTTTCTCTACCCAATTCTTCAAGCTGTATTTTTGTTCGCTTTGCCAATTGAGCTTTAGAGATAACTCTAACTGTAGGTTTTAGACCCATAGCTTCTTCTGGAACTTTTACTTTTTTCTCTGATGGTGTGAACCATCCTTCTAACCATTTAAACATTTGCAACTTCACCTTTCTTTTTTATTGCTATCATTCTCGAATCATGTCTTATGCTGTCAGGATTTTCAAACCATCCAACACTATGTCCTTCTTCTGATAGCTCGTTTAAATATTCTATCAACTTAACTGGTTGTTCGTATCTATCTGTTATATCTTCAATACAATACCAACCTCCAGGTTTTAAATATTGCCAGGTATTAATTAATGTAGCTTTCTGACAACTCGAAAAATGATTACCATCATCTATAATTATATCAAAGTAATCATTATACTTAATAGGATTGAAATGTTTCAATACCATTTCTCTCTCACTAGTATCTACCCAATTTAGTAATATTCTTTCTACATTACTAGCTTGTTCTTTTAAATCATATAGTCTTTTTATTTTATGTTGGTACTGAAACTTCCAATCAATACCTTCTATAATAGCATTAGGAAACCAATGTGCCCATGTAAGTAAACCTAGACCTACCCATACACCTATCTCTAATACATTTTGTACTTTGTATCTCATATCTTTATGAAATATTTTACTATATGGTCTATGATAGTTATGTAAAAACGATCCTCTATCTGCTTTCTCTGGTCTCCCAAAGTTTACTTGCAGCATTAATTTATCTAGTTCTCTTGTATTATTTTCATAAAAGTCTGGCTCACAAATTTTATATCCCGACTTTAAACTTTTCCCAATCGATTGCATTTTTTATTTGAAATCCTCTATTGTTAATTGTTCGTATCACGCTTTCTAAAAAATCTATTTTTTCTTTTTGATATGCTACTTTTAAGTTATGGTTAATTATATCTTTATCACTATCAATATATAAATTTAAATCACTCTTTAATATTTTTAATGGATTTGGATCCCATCCTCTTTCTTCTAGGTCACTTTGTATCATTGTACCTTGAAAGTAATCCCATTTATCTTTGTATAATTTTTTATGATCAGCTTCAAGTTTTCTTAATGTTAATCTTTCTTGAGAATATAATTTATAATATTTGTGATGTAGTTGTGGTATTTTAGCAGATGCTTCACCAAGCTCTGTTCTATCTAACTTAGAATCTTTTTCCCATATATCAAATAACTCATCTAATGTCATTACTAAACCATTCTGGTACTTCACCATGCTTCCAAGTACAGAAATGAGCTTTCTCTTTTCTATAGTACTCTCTATATGCTTCTACAGGATCATCTCTATGAAGATCTGTATTAGTTATTGCTTGTACAAATTCTGTTTGACATGGTAGTTCAAATTCACAATGTTCTAATTGTGCTTGATATATTAGAGGATAACCATCCATCTTATGAAATTTTTGATATCTATAAAAATATTGAAGACATAAAGCTCTCATATGTCTTACTAACCACATACTGTTTTGTTTAGATGCTCTAGCCCATAATGTGCAAGGATGTTTAGCATGGGCTTTAGGATAGCCTGGTAGGCCATATTGTTCTATCACTGGTCCATCACCACCTCTATGTTCATCTTTATATTGATGATCTATTACAGCAGATAACATTTGTGCTGACTCTAGTATCATCTTAACAACATGCTTATCACACATCATGTGAGCAGCTTTTGTTGGGTCTCTATCTAATACAAATATATTCATGGTTCCTCCAGAATATAATATACTAGAATACTATATGTAGGTCAACTGTTTATATGGTTCTTACAGATGTATTACTATTACCTGCAGATGTTATACTTTCTATTCTAAAAAAGTTAACTCTAAATGTTGCTGTAGCTTCTACATAATCTATATCTGTATTTCTTGTATCAAATACTACATCTGTTAAAGATGTTGGAAAACAATCTTGAAGTGTTATAGATAAGTTTGGTTTTGATGCACTATTCAATACTGTTATTACAGCATCACTAATAGATCCTTCACCTAACGAACGTCCTGTTCTTTGTACATCTCTTAAACCTGTTAATCCACCTAACCCATCTTTTTCATATACTTGTTTAGATTGATTGAAACTTTCTGGAAATGATATGTATTGTAACCAATTAAACAATTCAATATAATTTTTCATATCTTCATCTACTTTAAATGTTACAGATAAATCTCCAAGTGTCATTTCATCACCTGGTATAGGTACTCTTTTAAATTGTGTTGGTTGTTCTGCATTACCTACTTGCACACCAGGTATGTTTACTGATTGTGCAAAGTAATTCACATTAGGTAACTTTCTTATTTGAAAGTTGAAACCTACCGGTGATAAGAACTGAGGGTTCGTTGGTTGTGTATCTAATATTGCCATAATAGTATTTATCTCAAAAAAAAGGGGCTCCGAAGAGCCCCTTTCTAATTTGCTATTGCTAATCCAATCTTACATAAGATTGTTAACAACTACTTTTCTGTAGTACTCGTTAAGGTCTTTAACGATTGTTCCAGCAGCTGCTATTGCAGCAGTACCTCTAGCAAATGGATTTTCTACTACGCCATAACGTGTTTTAAATCCAATTTTTGGTTGGAAAGAATCCTCTCCAACTGCTCTTACCATCTGTAATGGCACATATGGACAATAGAACAGTCCAGCATCAAAAGCACTTGAGCCTTTGTAACCAACTGTCATATAGTTATCACCAGCATATGGATCTACATATACTTTGATACGACCATTAAGAACACCTGCGAAGGTTGATCCTGTGTCATCTACATTTAGATTGTTAGAGTTAAGCGCTGGTGTGTAGTCTAGGACACCTGCCATTTGTAATGCTGATGCAACATCAGATCTACAAATAACTATGTTACCTTTACCACGCCTTGTGCCTTTTGCTATCGCGTTAGCTTCTCTTTCGATTGCAAACATTAAGCCTTTGAACTTTTCAACCATCCAACGACCGTTTGAGTCGGTGTCAAGGTCAAATTTACCAGCAGTAGTTGTACCTTCCTGTGCTCCAACTTTAGCTACAACACCAACAGTTCTTACTAATTCTCTGTTGATTTCAGCTAAAATTTCAGTTGAAAGGATGTTAGCTAATTCTGTTTCAGCATCTAAGCCATGGATAGCTTTAAGGTCTTGTGCTAATTCCATTGTGTACTCAGCTTTTAGAGCACGTGATAATGCTGTTACAGAAATCTTTTCTATACTAAATGCCATTTCAGGTATTGTGTTTGTAGTCTGTGCTTCAGCTGCTTCAGCTTGAGCTGTTGTCATACCTGACATAAAGTTGTAAAGTTCTACATTAGATGCAGATGAGTTTAAGTAACCGTCAGCAGGAGAATCTCCTAAGTTACCGTCAGATTTACCAACAGTAGATGCTGCTTCAGTTACAACTGCTGATACAGCATGAGCTGTATTTGCTTCGTTGTAGAATGCTTCTGTACCTGATTGTGATGTATATCTTGAACGCATTGCAAAGATAAGTCCGGTTGGACCTGTCATTGGTTGTACGCCCATAATGTCATATGCAACCAAGTTTGGCATAGCTCTTCTTACAAGAGATATTAAAACTGGGTCGTATATATCGACTGCTCCGTCACCAGCTGTACTAGATGATGCACCCATTGCATTTGTAGGTGATGTTTCTAATAAGCTCTGAGGGGCAAACTGTGCTTGCTCTTTAAGAGATAGCTCAGTGTTTTCTAATAAAGCTGCAGTTACTTGACGCTTATGAGGATCTTTAATTTCTGGAAGATCTGAATGCTCAAGTATGGGCTGCCACTTATTTTGTAGCTCTTCAGTTAATTGCATTTGGTTTCCCTCCTTGGGTCTTTGTTTATATTATTTACGAATACTTCTTGAGATCGCCTGTGAATATACACTCATTGGACCAGATTCTTTAACTGGTGCCTCTGCATCTACATCTACAGGGTCACTATTAAGATCTTCTGCTTCAGTAATGGCTTTCTTATTTGTGAAGTAATGTTCTTTCAATTGATCAATCTTATTTTTATAATCTTCTTGATCAGCATATTCTATTCCTTCAGAAAGTTTTGTTAACTTATCTTTTTGTGTGATGGTTAGACCTTCACATGCTTCTGCAAATACTTTGAATGCTTCTAATTCTTCAGAAACTTTCTTAGCATCTATAGTAGCTTGAGTTTGTTCTTCTAACTTTCCTTCAAGCTCTTCTTTTTGCTTTTCTAATTCATCAACAAGATCAACTTTGTCTTCTGGAACAGAAATATAATTTTCTGCAAACAGAGTTTTGATCCCATTCATAAATGTTTCAGCAACTTCGACTTTAAGTGCATTTTCCATTGCAACTTCGTTCTCTTTCATCCACTCTTCAGTGACGTAATCAAGATACTCGTCTACTCTATCTGTTAAATCTTTCTGAAAACTTTCTTTGCTTTCATCAAGTTTTTTGTTATATTCTTCATGCATATGATTTGACAGCTCAATTAACTTAGCATTTACTGTTGCTTCGAAAATTGTTTGAGCTTTAGAAGTCATTTCTTCTGATAGCTCCTCTCCAGCAAAAATTTCAGCAGTAGCATCTATTGCTTCTTGCTGTGTAACTTTACCAGCTGCCAATTTAGGCATTGAATCTTTTCCATGGGATTGAGGTTTTGATGCTGGTAATTTATTTTTACCATATGTATCTACTTCCCCTGCAAGTTTTTGCAATGAGTCTTTTGTCATTGAGTTCATCTTGCCCATGACTTGTGAGATTAAGCTAGCTTTAGATACTGACGCTTTTGTTGCTGCAACAGGAGCATTCATAGAATCTCCTTGTTTTTTGTCAGCACCTCGAGCTGCTGAGCCAGTGCTTGCTGGTTCTGGAACTTCTGCACCCTTAATTACGGATGTCAAAGCACCTTCGCCACCTGAAGCATCAGCTTTAAACTCGTCGAGTTGTTTCTCGTCAGTAGCCTCGCTGGCCTCTAGCAGATCGTCATCTTCGACTACCTGTTTGATTTCTTCTTTGGCCATCATTGGACTCCTCTTATTGTTCTAGAACGGATTAAATATCCTGTTATTCTATTATTTATAAAATTTAATTATTATAAGCTACGCATAAACTTCTCGAACATAGCAATCGTCTGTTCTTCTAGTTTTTTCGCATCCTTTATTCCCACTTTTTCAATTTCATCTATA